TGAGTGCCTGTCTGTTGTGGTCTTGAGCTTTTCATTTTAACATCTTTCTCATTATCAATTCGTTTCCATCGTGTCCCGTTACCTTATATTTAAGGATTTTCTCCCAGCCCTTTCGCCCCACTAACTCAATAGCGAAACAGCCCTTGGATTCTGCCCATTCCTCGATTGTCTTAATATGCTTGATCCAGCGTTTTAAATTATCGCCAGAACACATGAGGATGGTACACAGAAGCCCGTCGGGTTCGTAATGTATAGTCTCGGTTATACAACAGGCTCTGATCTGTTCGTCCCATGCTATCCAGAGTTGATAGCGGCGTTTTTTTAATCCTTCTAAAACATCCTTCGCAGTCTTGTCTGACCCCTTATACACAACCCTCTGGATAAAAGGTTCCACACTAGGCCAAACGTCGTCCAGTTCGCTTTGTTGAACGCCCCAGAGTTGCGTCAGTACCAACTACCCCAATCGCCATAGTCCACTTGTCCCTGCAAGTCTTCTGCCATTGATTCTGCTAAAGCACTGGTTTCATTGTATCCAGCATCAGGGCCAAGTATTTCTGCTGCTTCATTTAACAAAGCGCCCGCTCCTGTTAAATTATAAGTATTTAATGCTTCTTGATTTGTGACATTATGACCCTCACCGAAGTCTTGATACCCGACAGGCGTTTGCTGGGTGTATAATCCTGGTGGCGGTCTGTCTCCCTGACCCATTATATATGCCAGGTCTCTGGCGTTTGCATATTGCGGGACCACAGTTGATGAGTCATCGTCGTAATATATAGGTAGCCCTTTTTCTGGACCTGGGGATATAGATCCCCAAATCGTTCTTGACGGGGTCTGCACTTGGCGGGTTGGATAGCTGCCTCCAAAATCCTGAAGCATATTATAAAGATTTAAGGTGCCTCTCTGGCTACCGCTGCCACCTGGGTCTGTAGTCCCCCAAGTCGCTCTCCCTGTTTCTGGATCAGCAAATAAGTTTGAATCCGTCGCCGGGTTAAATTGATGATAAGCGCCTAGCTTATTTAAACCAGCAGCTAACAAGCCTAAAAGACTAGCTCCGGGGATTTGACTTCCCCCAATCGCCGTCATCGCTGGACCGACATACTTCTGCCAAGGTGCGTCTTCTCTAGCCAACGCCCTAATCTCACTAAATGGCATTTGAGCCGCTCCCTTATGAACGGGATGGCTAAAAAGATAACCGCTGCCAGGGTTAACAGGCTCACCCGTTTGGTTCTCCCCGCTAAAGAAGCTGCCTCCTACAAGATCCGCTGGGTCTATTGGTACTGCTGCCGCTTGCTCACCTGATACCTCTAGCGGGATCGGGATGGGCGCTACTGGGGGAGTTGGTAGATTAAAATCTGGGCCTATTTTTCTTCTAAGGCTGCCCCGTGTAAAATAATCAACCATGAAATGTAATCCTAAATATCTTATCCGTGTTGGAATTATTCGTGTGAGTTATTGTCACTTCACCGTTCTTTCTGCTTGCCTCTGAAACGTACATACTCGCCACTATCGCAGCGGCGTTTGTCGTGGTTGGACTCCAGTGGAGGGCTGTCTCCAGTCCTATCCTGTCGTCCGTGAATGTCGTGGTTGCCGCATCCGCCGTTAAAGTCCACAGGGTTGCGTTATTCAGTTTTCCCTGCATGACCCTTCGTGACCATTCGAGGGCGTCCCTCAGGAATAAACCTGTGTTAGCCGTTGAAGCCGTAATGCCGGGGAATTCACTCATTGGTTAATAACGCTTCTTGTAAATTAATTCGTCCTCTGGGACATCCAAGGTCGTCCAAGGTGGAGTTTCTTTCCGTTGCTGTGGTGTAAAGTCCATTCTTGTTTGGACGTTTCTGGCTTCAGCTTCCCCAGCTAATCTTTTGTAGATTTCGTATTTTTCTTCAGTTGTGAGCGGTCTGTTTAGTGTTTGTTGAGCAGACTTTATATCACCCTGGGCCTTGCGGATTCCTTGGATTTCTTGTCTGTCAAATTTATTTAGAGCGTATTCGGCCCGTCTAAGTGCGTTTTTGAAATCTTTTTTCTCATCTCCAAATTTAAATGCGTTTCTATATTTGGCGTAAGCACTTCCAGTTGGATATGTCATGTTATGTTCAAGAATAAGTTTATTGGCGATGAATCTGCCAGCGTCAGAAATCCAATCGTTTCTTTTTTGACCGCTACGTTTAGGGGGTGGGCCTAGTTCTCGCCTTATTTCACCACTGTATTTGTACCAGGGCTGACTGCCAAACAACTGTCTTGGTTGTTTAATTGAGAGAAAGTGATGGATGCTATCCATTGATACCAACTCAGCCCATTCCCTGTGAGTATTTTCATATGCCTTTAATTTTGGGATACCTCCCAGTTCATTCATAACCTCTCTGGCAGACTGTACTTTTGCTCCAGGGGCTGCTTCCAATGAACCGCCCTTGGCGAAATATTCCCTGTCTTGAATTGAGTGCTGCAACTCATGTAAAACACTTGACTTTGTTTCTTTAGGACTCAGTCGAGGCTCTTCATAAAGCGTTATGCGTTCTGGAATAACTTCTTGACCCTTACGTGGTTTTTCACCCCTCCTTAGTAAATCACGAAAATAATTTAAATCGGCACCCTTTATATGGGTTGGAGAATAAGAAGCACCTGTTCCCTGCATCCTCCCACCTAATGTTGACGGTTGACTTACATCAATGAGGGAGGCGGATGGATAAGCCCCCCATAACTTATCGTGTGGCAACAAAGTATCCACATCTCTAACTTCAGGATAATATGTGGCTCCGTACTCTGTAACAGGCTTTTTCGTAACTGCTACCTGACTATCATCAATCTCAAACTTCCAGTCATCCTTGTCTTTAACCCAGCCTGTTTCTTTCCAGATATTTTCTCTGCTTTGTCCCGCTTTGGACATTTCCTTGGCTTTTTTCAAGGCGGTTTTATCGGCTGTTGCGGCCTTCGGGCCAGCAAACATACGGATGCCGCCAGTACCTCCTCCCAGTAATCCGCCGCCCGTATATGCTCCGCCAGCAAATAGACCCGCTAAGGCTGTAATGGGGTCGGCGTTTCTAGGGTCCAACATCACACTGGGATAGAACTCTGGGCTAAGGGTAAACCTTAGGTCTTTCTCAAACTTCTTTAATCCCCTTCCTATGGTGCCAGCGTCCTGTTTCAGTGCATCCCAAGCAGCCGACCAGAGCGATTTTCCAGGTATCAACCCAGTTTGACTGGGCTGTATCCCCAATGCTATCTGGCGGTCTAATAACCCTTTAGGTGTATGGCTCGCAGCGAACGGCCTCATAACAGTTGAAAACCGCCCCTCAGGTACATTCGGGACTTTGGCCCTAGTCGTGAAAAAGTCAGCCATCACGCCGTTCCGTCAGCGGTTATATCTGCGTCTACTCCCTGTGCGTGAGTCCATGTTGAACTGGCGGCTATATTGACTTGCGCCCTTGCATACCTCGATGACGTGGTAAAATGCGCCTGACCGTCTGCGTCTATACTCGAAGCCGAACCCGTCGTTATAGAAGTCCCCACGTCGTCGCGTGTTTTAAGGGCTACTGTCACATGGGCCGTATTACTGACATCGACATAAGGTCTGATACCGTCTATCAGAACCCTCTCACCCCCGCCTATCTCCTGTGATTCAATCGTCGCAGCAAGGTTAACCCCTGAGAATGTGGCATTTTTTTTATCGGTGTCAAACACGGCTAACACGTCCTTGCCTCCCGTCCAGATCCTCGAATCCAGACTATAGGGAAGGTCGTCCAGTTGGCTCTCGACAGCGTCCAGACCTTCTAAAGTATATCCCTGGGTCAGGTCGGTGAATAACACCTGGGAATTAAATTCCGCCTCAGACCATTCGTTGAGGCTCCAGTTATAGAGAAGAGCCTTTGTCGCATTGGAAGTCGAACTCGAAGGATAAGTCCACATTACGACTTTATTAATTGGATCGCTCGCGCCCCATACCAAGTGTGGATAGTCCTGCTGGAATCTACTGAAGAATGTCTTGTCTACCTTTTGATCTCCTATCGGGATGGAGTCCTGACCGTTAAATTGATAAAATCCATCGTTCGCCAGGTAAAAACACGAATCCCCTATATTGACCACACTTCTTGAAGCTATCGTTCCTCTTGCTCTTTCCACCTCATAGAATTCGAACACCGTTGGCGGCCCTGAATAAATAACGCGATACACGGCGTCATCCATGAAAATAACTCCGTCCGTGCCGCCTACCGCTCCCGTAATTGCCTGAACCCAACCTCCTGAGGGGAGATCCTGTCTGTCACTTTGCTTGCTCGCTGCGTCTGCGCTTCCAATGGTAGGCCAGTCAGTAGGATCGTTTATCGCTGACCAATGGACTCTATTCGCCACTGAATCATCCGCCGAGGTATAGGTATTCCCCAGCATGATGAAGTCTTTAATCTGGGCGACGTGCCTTGCCCTCGGAGCGTCCGAGTCAAGATCAGCAAAGACCGTAGAAGTGTCCATAACATAGCTCTGGGTATTCGTATTATGACCACTAACCGCTATAATTCTTTCACCGAACTTGGCAAACTGCCATGTGTCGTCGTCAGCGACTGAAGGAGTGGTCGAGCCTGTCACGTCATTGTAGGTCGTACTGGAGAGCTTATAGAGCTTGCTTGTATCCCCTGCGAATGAATTAACATTTCCCGCTGAATCCCTGAACGCAGCCGCGCCCTGACAGGTATTAGTTATAGCGCCGGTCAATGCCGCCAACGTCCCTAGAGGAGCATAGGAGTGCTTCGTCCTTGGAATGACGTTCTTCGCAACCGTACTAAACTGGCCCCCGGCGTCGAGGGCTGGTTGATCAGGCGCAAACTCGCCGAACGGGATCATAGATAACCGCCCGTGTTAATGTTAAACTGGTTCCCTCTTGCAAGACTCGCATCGTGCCGCATTCTAACCCTGCCCTGGGTCTTGGAGTTTAGACGATTAATCTCCTCGATAATCTCATCTCTTAGAGGTTTATATATTGCCATCCTGTCCTTGGCCTGTCGTGCCGCTGCCGCCTCGAAACACGACGCATAAAGGTAAGCATCTGGATAGTTGCTCATCAGCCAATTAGTAGCATCAGACGTTAGATTGTTCGCCTTATAATAGACTGCTTTAGTCGCATAAGACTGATCCGCCGGTCTCTCGAACTCGTACACCGTCGCCCCTACTCTGTAGAGACGAGGCTGCCCTGAATCCGTTGCGCCCCAATAGACCAGATCAGCATCTGTCGCCGGGGTTAACTGACTCAAGTCAGACGTATAATGTAATCCAATATCCGACAGGAATCCCGTAGGCAGAGAGGCGGTGCTTGCCGAGGACGAGATTGTAACCGTGGCCGTCGCCCGCATCTGGTGCGTTCTCAAACGCCTGTTAAGAACCGCTTCCGCCCTAAGTACATAATCAGGGACAGCATTAGTGAACCCCGTGTCGGAGCGTGAGAACTCCGAGGCTATCGCGGTCTTTAAGGTCGTGAAATTCGTTAAAGCCATTTACTTCTTCTTTGGCTTCTTTTCAGCTTCGCCAGGGCTTTCTTTCCACTCTTTCGGGATAACGTCGTCATCCTGGAAGAGCTTTGAAACGATCTCGCCCTTGTCTTTTTTATACATCCACTTTGGCATCTTTATCTCCTAAAGAAGTGGGAGGGCCGAAGCCCTCCCTGTGGGGTTAGTTCATCTGGATACGACAGGCTAGTTCTGGCCTGATGGTTTTGTATCCGTAGAGAACGTCGATCCTTGTCGGGAACGTATCAGCACTGATGCTGTAATCCCTTACAATTCTCATGGATATTCCGTCCATGACTTCTCGTGCTGAGAAATCAACGCCCTGAGGCCTGATCAAGTCAGCCGTTGCAAAGCAGAAAGCATCCTTATGATACGCAAGGCTCACACCGTAATCGGCGCTTGCAGCTATATCAGTAGACTGGTCGCTTTCGTTTTTATGCAAAGCGGCATTGTTGGCCGGCATAGCACTTACATTCTGTTTCGCACCCGAACTGTAAAGCGCAGGGGAGAAACTGATTGTAGTGGCAGAAGTCCCGGAGTTCGCCGTAACGGTAAACTCTTTCAACTTCGTTAGTGTTGCCTTGGTCTCAGGATGAACCGCGAACACTGAAGCGAAGTAGAAAATATCGCCTATTAAGAATGTCCCAGCGCCGGTATCCGTGGTGATCGAAGTCGATCCTTCAGCTATCGTGCCAGCATCATTGACAAGATAGTCGCCTGTACCATCGTCAGTCAATTGTTACACAGCTTTTTTAATTACTGTCTCC